AATATTGGGATTCGCAACTCGGGCTAATTCATCTGCTGCCTGCCCTGTAGAACCCGTTAGGTACTCGTCAGGAATACCCCTCTTAGCCTTGGCTGCCTTTGTTAAGAGTCCGAAGGGTAAGTACGTCAAGGGGTCGAGAGCAATATCACCAGCAATAGTAGCCGTACCAAGACCAATTTTTTCAAACGGATTATCTATATTCTTTCGGCCCTCTGCCCCTAACCAATTATCAATGATTTCGCCGGCATAGTCAGGCTCTCCACGAACAGCAGCATCCGATAAACCTTCACCGAAAGCATCTGCATTATTAAGTCCTGCTAATAAGCCACGAAGTCCCTCGGTGAAAGTTAAAGTTTCATCGGGCCTCTTACCTAGGGCTTCTTTCTGCTCATCAATACCAGAACTAAGTGCTGAGGTTACGCCTGCGAGGGGAGCAGTAACAACATCCAAAACACGCTGAATAAGTGGACGATCGTTACTAGGCCGAGCAGCAGTAGTTAATCCGCCAGGCATGTTATCATAAAAACTAGAAGTAGGGCGAGTTCTAGTAGCGAGCCTTTGCGCTACGACCTGTCGGCGTAATCCTCTCCACTCTTCATAGGTAGGCGCCGGAGGAACTTTTCGATCTAATGCCATTATCCGTAAACTCCCATCATGGCAAATACAAAGTCATTAGCGTTTGCCTCGGGAACTCCATTCTGAACAAGATGCTTAACAGCCTGTGTAATATCGCCTTCTATAGCAAGATCAGCAGCAACAGAACCATGAACAACTAATGCTTGCTTAATAGTCGGGTTTCCATTAGAAGCCCTTTCCACAGCCTGAACATAATCTACAGGAGGGGCGTACTCTTCTCCTTCCGCGCCGCCTCCCATTTCCATAAGCATCTGCTGTAATTGCATGTTGCGTTGGTCAGCGGTATCTGCATAACCGTAATAGTCTCCGTAAAGACCTCGACCAAGATTAGCCATATTAATAAAGTTACCGATACGGTTCTGGTCACCCGACATAGCCATTTCGACCTGACGCAGATAGTCGTTACGACCCTGCATCATAGCATCGAGCGAAGCAGCGTTTTGCTGTGACTGAATATCGGTAATCCGGCCCTGCTGTTGGAAGATAAGATCGTTGATCTGATTAGCCATATCTGCTACAGTCGCGGCAGCAGCCGTATCCTGCGTGGCGGCTAATTCAGAAAGATAATCTGCCGTGGCCGCAGAGTCAGCAGCCATGTTATTGTTAACTAATGCGCCTTCTCGACCTAATAATTCAGCCTGCTCCTGACCGACTTCCGAAGCCTGGTCAAAAGCAGTATTACCAATACCTAACTTTTCTAACTCTGCTAAGTAGTCTGCTTCTGTAGCAGCAGTATCTCCCTGCATAGCATCTACAATAGATGCAATATTCTGTGCTTGTGCCGCTGCCGCTTCTTGTCCTCCCGAACGAACATCAGAAGAACTTTGGTTAAGCGTTTCCTCAGCAATATTATAGAGGTCTTGAATTTCACCCTTAGCGTTTTCGCCTCGGGTTTCTAAGTAAGGGATAACTGACTTAGCGTAATCAACCTGGGGACCGTAAATCTGTCCAATCTGATTAATCCAGTCCTGAGAAACATCGCGGGGCTGGCCCAGGTAATTAGTGGAACTTCCACCATTCATAATGCTATTCATTACCTGATCGAGCATACCCTGATTTAAGCCGATACCCTCTAAGTAGTTTTCATAACTCGGCAGACCAGAAAGATTGCCCGACATTAAATCAGTGATTGAAGAAACGGGAGTAGTACCGCCCCGAACTGGTTGCCCATAACGACTTCCACCACGACGGTAAGGAGAATCGTTTACAGGACCCTGGTTTCCCCGGGCTTCATAGGCACTAGAACCATACTTTCTTTCATTTGCACCAATTCCTTCAAGGGCACCCCAAACGCCCCCTGTTTCAGTTACACCTTCCCTAACATTTCGGTTACCGATGTGAGTGGCTGCACCTAAACCACCAGCGGCTAAGGCTCCAAGAATGGCAACTAAAGGAAGAACCATCAGTACCCCCTAGCGATATCAGTCCGTGAAGAGAGAAGCCGGTTAATAGCGTTCTGACGAGCATTATTCTCATTAAGAGTAAAGCCCTCTAAGGCTGACTGTAAAGCCTGCTCAATACCAGTACGCCCAGCAGTACGCTGCCGCTGTAGACGGCCACGTCCCTCTTCAAATCCAGTGTTAATATTACTTAGACGACGAGAGTAAGGGTTCGACCGAATACGTCCCGCAGCAGCGGCTTCCTCTTCGGCTAAACGACGTGTCTCGCCAGTTTGCCGTTCTAAAGAACTTAACTCACCCTGATAGTCAGCATCAATAAGACCCTTATTAGCCGTAGCCTGATTCTCCGATAATTTACGGAAACGACCATAACTGCCTAACTGAGCAACAAGGTTAGGGTCATTCCTAATCATCGCAAGTAACTGCTGATAACTTAACTTCCTCGGTTGCGGGGGAGCAGGAGGACGCGGAGGGGCATAAGACTGTGGTGCCCTGCTGCCTCCACTACTTCCACCACTACTTCCACCACTACTAGAAGAGGGACTATTATTACGCCCGGGAGTTGTACGAATAGACGTATTCATCCAGCCACTAGCCGGAGGTCCAGTACGAGAAACTGTATAATCGCCTCGCCGCGTAGTAGGCGAAGGCTGATATCCCCTACTGTAACCTCCCGGTGCCCGGGAACTACGTCGCGTAGCAGAGGAACTACTGTATCGAGAATCGTTTACAGGACCAGAATTTCCTCGGCTAGAGGACCGCGAACGAGAACTAGAACGAGGAACAGAACGTCCTCGATTAAATCCGCCACCTACGGTAAGAGCCATTAGCCTAACCACCTCGCAAAGTCAGGGTGAGCATACTGCCCAACGTTTTCCTTTTTCATCTTACGAAGAACTGCATTTCGTCGGGCACGATGCTTAGCGTCCCGTTCCCGATAACCTTGCTTATCTACAGGGCCGATGTTGGGGGCATCCCTCATCATACCATAGGTCTTGGAGCCTGCCGCGTAAGGGTTAAAGCCCATGCCTGGCCCCTCCAACTCCGCTAGTAGCCAAAGGAGTCGTGCCCAACTTCCCTGATTTATTGCTTCCAACTAGAGTCTGAGCGTCCTTAACAACTGCTGTAATGTTATTGAGTGCGTTGGGAGAAGTCCCATCACAAACAAACTCAAGGTAGAAAGCAGCAAGCCGGAAGCGAAAACCTTTGAGGAACTTAAAGAACTGAGCGAATGCTCCTGTAGTAACTACGTCGGGAAACTCTAAGTCCTCCCATACCTTAGCCTGATCTGTATGCTCATCAATCGGAAGAAAGCCTCCCCGAAAAACATGCATAGGAACAAGAGGAATAGAAGGAGTCTCCGTAATTAAAGCATTCGCGCCCCACCAGAATAGCCGCTTAAAGGAGAATGGCTGATCGAAGTGGTAATGCTTAGTCTCAATCCGTGCAGTGAAACTTTCTGTGTTGCTGTTATTTAGTACGACTGTGGGGTTTTCTACTCGGGGCCAAACGGTGCGTAACTCAACTAACTTATCTCCGTCGCGCACCCCGCCGTAATATGTAAACTCCGTATAGTCCGTGTTCTCAGCGTACTTAACTAGCCAGTTAAAAGTACGGTTTGTTTTCCAAGTAGTCCAAGCGTCTGTGTAGAAGTTATAGACATAGATCGTAGTTCCGTACCGGAGAAGTAAACAGTCAGCCCATTGACTTAAGGTAGGTTCTACATCAGAGCCGGAAGAATCTCCCACAATAATCTTCTGACTTAAAGGAGTAAACTGGCTTCCGGTGAAGCGCCAAACAAACCTATTGTCAAACACAAACATTGTATCGGCATAGATTTGGATAACGTGACGCTTCTTGGCTCCGACCACATCAGAAACAGGCTTAATCTGTACCCGGTCGATACTTGTATCATAAGTAACAATATAGGTACTGTTATACTTAAATACGAAGATGTTGTCGAGGAATACTACCGCATCCTGAATTGATTGTCCATCGTTAATGTTAATAAATAACTCGCCAGAGGAAGGAAAATCACTACTGTCCACAGGTGTAATATCACTGAACTGAACCCGGGAGGCTTGCTCATCATTTCCGGTATTAAAAAAGAACACACGCTCCTTATACCAGACCATAGAGTTGCATCCGGGAATACCTGAAACTGTTTGGATTGAAGATTGGTCAGGATTCCACCAACCGCCAGTCATATCAGACGGTCCAGAAACATCATCAGTAGCAGCAGAATGTCCCCCAGCAAACCAAACTACTTGTTCATTTCCTTTAGACCCCTGAACGGCTACATCATAACGACCCGCAGCAATCTGAGTCCAAGCCCCATCCCCTACCCTAGCCTGAGTGCTTCCGCGCATGGCTACAATAATAAAGGGGATAACTTCCGGCTCAGGAGCAGTAGAAAAGAATCCTGAAAGAACAACTTTAATCTCTTCATTATTGGGGTTATTAGGCTGAGAGCCTGCAATCCCAATAGGCGGCCGCGTCACTAAAGAACCGTAAATGTCATAAATAAAGTTCTCGGCCTTAACTAAGTCCGTTTCCTGTAGAGCCGACGGGTCAGAAACCCGAGTCGTAACCCCACCAGTAAACGGCCCTAAAGTAATCGGCTCACCAGGCATCTTCGGACCTCACAAGAATCGAAGGATACTCAGCCTTTTCATCCCAATCCTCATCACCAAGTAACTGTGACATAGAGTTTGAGATTTGATTAGCCTTATATGCTGCCGCCTCAAAGTTCTCATCTAACTCATAAGCCTGTTGTAAGACATATTCCACAACTCGGTTATGGTAACGAAGAGGGATATTCAATGAGTCGGTAGTGGCTTCTACAGGCGCGGGGAAGCACGAATACGTAAGTTTGAGTTCCTTGCGGTCCATAGGGTTCGGGAAAAGCGTAATCTTATTTCCCCAAGAAGTATAGACCCAAGTGTCTCCGCTTCCCTTGCTGCCATCGTTCCACTTACGAATCCACTCGTCAAATTCTTGACTACTAAGGTTTTCGACCTTTCGATCATCGTAGTAGACAGACTTAAGAGATACCATATTGGGAGGTAACTCGTAGTCTACTTTTCCCTCAGCAGTAAGTGTAATAGCGGAGGCTTCCAAAAGGTCCTGCATCTGAGCAATTTCGTTTTGACCATCGTTAATCCAACGAATGATATCTTCGTCAATAACCTGAGCGCCAGACTCATCACCAAACTGGCGCTTAACCCGCGAAATTACGTCGGCCACAATCATGAGAAACTCTTTCGTCGGAGAGTGCGAATAATATCCGCAGTGTGTTCCGCCGCTTCCATTTCTTCCTTCATACGCATTATGGCTCGGGCATCTTCCTCAGCCTTAAGTTTGGCCCTAACGTCAACCTTAGCCAGATCATTATTAAAAAGCCTGGCAAGTAACGCCCCGCTAGCCAACTCATCCTCGTCTGCGTACATAACAAAATGCGGCTTGTGGCCCTCTTTAATGTCCACAACCGCATAGGGTTTTTCATTCGGATCGCTAGCATCACGTTGGGAATAAGGAATAAAAGCAAGTCGTAAATCAGGGTCATAGTCTACGATAATCTCTGCGACACGCCGATGAACCTCGGAAGTAAAATAACCTTCCGGGGTTGGAATCGGCAAATCGCCATATGCGCTCACGGCGTAGGCACCGTGTTTCCAGAACCGCCATACTTCTGTAGACGACGCTGGATTGCCGCTCGCTTATCTACGTCCTTACCCTTACCGTTATACACTTCCTTAAGAGTTCCAGCCCTCTTAGCGAGGCTGGCAGGGTTGTTAGGTTGAAACACCTGAGAATCAATCTGAGGTAACATACATACTCCTTAATAGAAAGGGGTCAGGGAGGGTTAACGTCACAGTCAACCCTCCCCTCCCCTCTCTCCCGGAACGGCCCCAATGACCGAGGAGAAACTAGAAACCAGTCTGCTCTATATTGCTCGGCGTACTACGATAAGTCCTCTTAGGCTTACCCATTCGACGCCGAATAGCAGCAGTCCGATTATTGCTACTACTCGCAGCACGACGCCTAGGAATTACGAGTCCCTTTTCTGCACCAGGACCCTTCCATCGACCAGATGTTCGACTACTGCTGCGACCTCGGGTTTCAGGAGCCTGGGAGTTTCCTCCCGTACCCTTATACCCACTCCTATTAGTTTTCTTACCCGCTCGGGCAAGTCGATTTTCTCTAGGCCCAGGACGCCCCTCTGCGGCTCGCGCACTTTTAGGGGTATAGTTCTTTTTCTCTTTCTTGTCTGGAACCTTAAGCGAGTCACCAGCCCTAATGTAATTCTTATTACGAATTCCATTAAGACGTACTAACTCATCGACTGTCGTATCATGCCGCTCAGCGAGAAGAGTAAGATTCTCGTTCGGCTTGATAGTGATAGTCGCCATTAACTACTCCGTAATGTCCTTGATAACGAAGTGAGCGTTACGGCGGTGAGTACCAAGTTCCGAATACTGGTACATGGTGGCCTCATAAGCATCACGGTTAGGAACTCGCGCCCACCGGCTACCATCACGGTCCATGAAGGACCAGTCAGCATCCCGGTAAACCTTGATTTCCTTCTCGTTCAGCCCATAAATCGTGTTCTTCGGAGCGTCAGTGTCAACAACCATCGGGATATCGCCCTTGTCAGTCGTAAAGGCAAGACCCGAGAAACCACCCTCAAACGTCTGGGTGTTGGTGTAACGACGCTGCTGCGTAAGCAGGTTGAAATACTGCCGACGAACACCGAGGTTCATAAACATAACCGTCGGGTAAGAACCGTTAGCCCGAACCGCATCAGCATTAAGGATTAACAGCGACTCACTAAGCGGACGTGGCGTACCACCATTATTGTCAATAACCGATGCCCACTTCGGATGCGTAACACCGAAAAGTTCACCAGTACCAACAAGAGCACCTAAGCCAGTCCACTCACGCTGCTCATCCGCAGCCGTCCGACCGTTACCGGCCCGAACAATAACGTGGCCGCTAGCCGGAGTACCCGAACCGCCAGTTAAATCAACCGTACCATTACCCACATCAACGTTAGAGACAACCTTGTTAGTAGCAACAGCAGTAAAGACACCGTTAGAAACCGTACCAGTGTCTACGAGCATACCCTCCTGAACATAAAGCGTGTCCGCAACAGGAGCAGTACTACCCGCAAGGGCACCAGAAATAGTAGCAACGGCACCAAGACCATCGCCATAAACCTGACGGTTAAGGTCCTTCGCCAGATCGTCCTTAAGGCGACGAACTTCCTCATCCATAGCCGAAGCAAAAGCCTGGAAGTTCTCACGCGCTAACTCAATCGTCTGACCCGTTAAACGAAGCCGGCCATACTGGTAACGAAGGCCAACCTGCGCCCGACGATATCCCTGCGCCCCGGGAGTCGGAAGGTCCTCATCCTCTAACCGGGCACCGATACCGGAGTTACGCGCAACGTGAATTGGGAAAACAACGTACTTACCACCAACCTGAGAGGTAACACCCTCAGAAGTACGCTCAATTCGACGAAGCGCAACAACCTCATCGTTTAACTGGTCACGAACGCGGCTCTCATAGACCTCCTTGAGAATCGCATCCACCGTACCAAGTGCAGTAGCGCCACCATACGACGCACCACCACTATCGTTAATAGCCATTTTTATTAACTCCTAGCCGCTTGTTCCAACATTTGGGTTACGAGACTCTTTGTCTCGCGGTCACTTAACTTTCGAGGGTCTACAGGAGCAGACCCAGGAGCGCCACCGCCAGAACCCATAACAACGGGTTGACGCTGGTTAGGAGTCCCAGATAAACGCTGCTCTAATGCCTTGTATTGGCGAACAGCATCCTCTACCGACTTTCCATTAAGAGCAAGACCTAAGACATAGCCTTCGTCATAGTCTCCATACTTTTGACGGGCTGCGCTTAACTCATCTTCCAGCAAAGCGTCCTCTTCTTGCTCTTCTTGTTCCTGACGAGCCTCCAAAAGCAGCCGGGCCATATTCTGTAGCCCTTGCTCTAAACGTGCAATACGGGGGTCGTCCTCATCTGCAAACTCGCCTTCCGATAAATCAGGAGACTCGGAAGTTTGCTGAGCCGCAGAAAACTTGTAATACTGACCCAAAGCGTCATATAACTGACGGGGGTCGTTATTAAGCGTGTAGAGGATATTCATAGCATACTGAACAGTCGAGGGATCAACCTCGTTTTCCCGAAGGAATCCGTAAGGCTCCCACTCTTCTGTCACACGCTTAGTATACTCTTCGAGCGCGGGGTTTAACTCCGACCTCAATCCATCAGGAACCTTTGCTAAAATATCTGCCCACGGAGCCTCTGGCTCTACAGGCGCGTAGGCGGGTTCCTGTGTGGTTTCTGGCTCCTGCTGATTTGCAGGGTCATAGTCAGAAATCTGAGGCTCGGTGGGGCCGTTGCCGTCAATCATTTTACTCCTTGGTATCCTTTGTCTCGGACTTCTTGGTGGTCACCTTTGGCGCTGGCTTAGGCTCAACGACAGGCTTAGATTCCGTCTTGGACGCTAAAGCGTCACTCCACGCGCCCATCAGATTAACCCTAATAACATACGATGGGCATACCGCATATCGTTCTTTGTCATACTATTAAGCCTATCGTCTGAGTAATAACCAGCGTCCGCAGTTTGCAAATGACCCCCAAGTTCTACTAATGAAGTGGTGTCCGCAATCTCTAAGGCGGCAATTTCTGCGCCTTGTCGAGTAGGCTCCACAAAAGAACTTGGAGTAAACTCTGTCTCGGTCGTAGGCATTACATCATCCCTTCGGTCGGACTCATGTTAGTAGTTTCAGTTTGTGGTTGTGGTGAGGGTCCAGGGGTTCCCGGCTGTGGGCCTTCCTGGGCCGGTGGCATACCACTCATCATAGCCTGTTGCTGTAGTCCCGCAAGGGCTTGCTGGTGGAACTTGACGTGAGTTTCAAAGGCCACCTTGATCGTATCCGGCAAAGCCTCAAAAGTCTGAGTCTTTCGGAAATTATTATGCACCTGGATATGTGCCGCATGGTTATCCCAGGTATTTACAGAAATCGGCGGGGGAGGCGGGGGCATAGGCGTACCGTCTGGTTTCATCCCACCAGATTCCTGGAAAAGTTGCTGGGCCTGCTGAAACTGCATCTGCACTTCTTCTGGAATCTGCTGCATACGAATATTCTCGCGCTGAGCCTGTCGCTTATCGACATTAATCTGCTCGTAAATCTTATTAATTCCACCGATTTCCATGACTTCCAAACCCTTATCTGGATCAATAAAGCCCATCTTCATTAAGTCCATAACAAATGCCTGCTTAGCCGAGCGCGATGTTGGAAGGGCCGAGTCCGTTTCAATACGGATATCTGTGTTTCCCTCGATATCGCTCGACATAAGGCTAACTACATCGAAACTACCATCGACTCCTGTAACCTTAACCATTCGCGGAGCATCCCAATACTGAATGACATAGTGGAGCATTAACTTAGCGAGATTCTGAACTCCGACCTCTAAACTACGAACCGCCCAGGATAACATAGTGTCATCCTGCTCCTGTAGGAAACTAATAGCCGTAGCAGCCGTAACTCCTGGCGGAACAGTACCGCGAGAAACTTCATGCTGTCCCGAGATATCATCCATATCCAGACGAATTCGGTCCAACTCTTCCAAGACATAGTTTGGAAGCGGCTGCAACGGTAGTGGCGATGGAGGCGCAAATCCTGGCCTATACAGAATAACCTGTCCTGGCTCTGTAGTAATCGACCGAGGATTTACGGAACCCTTCGGAGCGAGTAATTGAGGCTTTGCCATACGGTTCTTAGCCTCAATAATCTGACCTCGCGTTCGGTTATACTCCTTCTGTAGAGGCACTAAGTCAGTGACTACCGACTCACCATAGAAACTTCCCGTCGGAACGTGAGTGAACTTAATGAACGGGTACTTTCCATGCTCAAACGGCCAGCCCTGAATATACTGCCCTAACTGCTCTCCAACAACTGTGACTAATCCACCAAACGGGAACTTCTTAAACTGCCCTGGCTTAATCCAGGCTTCGATAACCTCGACTGAATCTAACGGCGGGTCGTCTGCTCCAATCAACTTAAGAAAGCCAGTATCCATAATAGTCGAGGCTCGGGCAGTTGGACGAATAGGTTCGGCTAATTCACCGAACCGTAACTGTGCCCACTCTACAGAGCGCATCGACGCATGAATAACATATGGCTGTAACTCTAAGTCCTCCTGAGTCAGATCAGGAATAAAAATATGGAACGGAGTCTCCCGCTCAACAATAATATCGCCAGGCATACCATTTACGTCTGGCGCGGTGGGGTCCCAATAACACTTCATGAACCCGGTTCCACAGATAAGAGTCCAGAACTCGGCACCGTAAAGGATATTGCCAATATTCTTAGAATCGTAGAATGCGTACCAAAGGCTCTCGGCTGCCTGAGCCGCAAAAATATCCTTATCCTCAGAAGAAGCCGGAACCACAAAAGCCGTCGGACGCGCCGACGTAACCTTCGCTAACTCCTTGCGGATAATCGGACGAATCTTATTAATAATGGGACGCGCTCGCCAATAGGGAGCCTTCGGAACAGTTAACCGTGTAGATTGGCCCGGCGTTTGAATAGTAGTGACATTCTGCTTGCCCATATACATGGCAAGGTTTCCATACCACTGCTGCTCTTGCTTAGATCGCTGGTCCTTACACTTACGATACTGTCCCTTAACCCAAGCAACTAACTCCTGGGATTGTTCCCTACTAAGCGTCTGCTGCGAGTCCGAGGTTTCGGAGGTCGTCGCGGAACTCATCGTCTCGTCCATCAATACCTCCGGTTAAAGTTTCCCATTGAACCGCCTCATCTTCATCAGCCTTACTAACGTATACAAGTTCCTCTTCGCCACTGCTACTTGCCTGCAAAGTCGAGAACGTCATTGGGTCCCGGCTTGCTACCAGATTCGTTAAAGTCATCAGGATAGCGTCGCGGTCGCGGAGACTCTTCTGCTGAGTCCACATCAAGTAAACTAGACTGATTAGGGTCAACAGGAACAGGAATGTCGTAAGCCCTAATAACACCCAAAAGTAAGTCTCGCTCATGTTCCAACTTTCCAATCTTTTCCTGGGCAAAGCCCATATCCCGGCGAAGAGTGCTGATAAGTGGAGAAGCCCACTCATTAAACCAGATGTTGAAACAGTTCTCGCAAATATAGACAACGCCATAGAATTCAATATCGAACTCTAAGTCCATATAGCGACGATCGTTTCCTCCGTGTCCACAAGCAACACACTTCGCAGGTAAAACTAAGGGAGTTCCCTTTTCGAGAATCTTCACCAGATTCCTCCAAGCACTTCGTCCATCGGGGCCAATTCTTTATTCTCCCAATTAGTAAATCTGTCCTCGATCTGCCAATCGGTACTGGTAGCCATATTAGCCGCTGGCTCGGGAAAGTCAACCCCCCGGGCTGAACCTTGTGGGTATCGGGCCGAATGGCTTAGGTCAGGTAAGAATGAGAAGAAATAACGAGATGAATCACAAGCATGGTCGTCCTTCTTCTCAATAACTTCATAAGCGTTATTACGATCAGCAGACTTTGAGTTAGTCCATCGCTTCCACCGTAACCGCTTCATTTCGTGGATTAAGTTAGGGCAGTTTTCCGTAATATGCCACTTCTGCTGCTTTAAGTATTCTTGAATCTTAGCGATGCCTGATTGTACCTCGTTACCCCCGGGCATGATAGGAATATCATACTTAGCGTATTCCTCAAAAATACTTGTACCTGTAGCCCCATTCCTTTGAGACATAGCAGGGTCGCCTACATAGACGTCAGGAATTCTACCAAAAGCCGCGTTTCGTGAATGGATGAGAGTTGCGTGTTGCTCAACTGTCCACTCACGCTGATAGTGTTCGGAAAACGTAAGGACCCGACCATCAGGGGAAACAGCGTGCCAGAGGATTGCAGTTGGGTTATTATATCCGTGGTCGAGGGATACATACCATTCCCAGTCTAAAGGTGGGGCCTGTGGCTTAACTACATGAACATCATTATCGAATGTCTTATAGACTAGACCGCCGATAGCAATGAACTTACCCTTAACACGCGCCTTTCGTTCATCCTTATCCAGCATTGATAAGAACTGCTCAATTTCAGCCTGACCAAGAAAAGGATTCTCGGTCATATCGACTTCGACCACACCATAAAGGTCTGAGCCTGAAACACCAGGTAGGTAGATATCGTCATATACCCAAGTCATACCCTCTACAGGGGTCATGGTTATCCATGCCGAACCGCCAACATCGACTAATCGAGCCTGGTTCTCTAGGTAGATAGACTTTGGCGGCTCTTCGTCGAAATGGATAAAGTTTCGGGACGTTCCTGCGAACTTTTCCACGTCCTGCTCGTAAGACATAAACTCAATTGTTGAGCCATTTTCGAGCATCAGAACTTGATCGCCCTTATGATAAGAATCTTCCCACGAACCATTCTTTAGTTCGGACATAGGAAGCCATTGAGCGAAAATAGGAAGAATAATCTGGTTGATACCGCGTAACTTATCGACCGCGATTACACGCCCACGGACAGGTAAATCTGGCGTTTTTCTATACGGATGCTTGCCCGTAGCCCACCAGATATCCTCAACGACGCCTCCGACCGATTTACCAGATCGGTTCCCGCCGATATACAAACGGGTTTGACGCTGCATCTGATGAAATGCCAGTTGCTTTGCGTGCGCTTCGTAGTTGAGAATGTTAGGTTTAGTGGCAGCACGAAATAACAGGGTGGAGAGTTGATTTCCCAACTCTCCAATCCCTGTTACCTCACTCTTCTTCTTGGGGGCCATCAATCTTCCTCTGTGATAATAGTGCTGTAACACCGCCGGCTAATGCGCCAACCGCAGTTCCGGCAATTGCAGCCAATTCTGGACGAGACTCTCCACCAACTGAATATCCAATTAAAGAAAGTGCGGCTAAAATAGTAAGCGACATAATGATACTTGAGGGAAAAGGATACTTAGCAGAGCGAAGAATAGTAAAAGCAATTATGCCTATTATCAAGGTTATTAAGAAAAATATTAATAACCCAGCAATAAGAGAGGACTGAACAGCATCGACTAAAGATTGATCTACTTCCGGGGCAGGAGTCGCCTCTGCTCCGGCTATCACTTAAGAATTCGCATTCCCGTCCCGCGGAATAGAAGTTGCGACTGCTTGTAGCCCAACTTCTTCCCCGACTTCCATTCAGCCGGAGCCTGCGGGTTGTGCTTGCTCTGCCACGCCTTTACTGCTGCCGTAGTTTGACCATTACGCGGCCAGTTACCAGTAGCACCAGAAGGAATCTTAAAGCCCAACTCAATAAGGCGCATCTGGACGTTACGAACAGAATCCATATCCTTCACGCCTTCGTGAAGAACATGCTGATATACCTGGTTAGTACGATACTTACCACCAGATGGCTTTGCGGCAGGCTTCGCGGCAGGCTTAGCCGGGGCTGCACCACCAAGACCAGGAATCTTTTGACCACCTAAATACTCTGTCCAACCAACATACTTACGACCCCAGGCGCGGGAGATATCTGTAATCTTTGCTTCTCCAACACGTCCTCGACTCGGCCAATCAGTA